CCGGAGCGTCAGCCGGACATCGACCGCGAAGGGCAGCCGGGGCGCGAGCTCGACCGTCACCAGATCCGCGAGCGGGCGGATCGCATGGCGATCGAGCGCACGGGTCACCGTGTCGACGAGCCCGCGCCGCGCGTCGACGGACAGGGTGGGGTTGCGCGGCAGGATCACCACGCGGACATGGGGGGCCAGCGCTACCCCTTCGTCCTCGCTGTAGGCCGCGACATCGAGCACCTCGCCCGAGGCGGAGAGCGCGAAGAACAGATAGGCGCCGAGCGGCCCCGCCGTGCTCCAGGCTTCCGGGGCCAGCGCCAGGCGCCGACGATAGGTCTCGTCGTCTTCGAGGACCGCCGCGGCCTCGCCCGTGGCGGGCGTGATCACGCGGCGGGCCACCCGGTAATAGGTCATGCCGATGTGGTCGAGCGCGCGGGCCGCGGCGCCTGCGAGCGTCAGGGCGCGGATGCGGTCGTTGATCTCCGCCCGCAACGTCAGTTCGCGATAAGCGCCCACTTGCAGCAGGATCGCGGCCGGATCGCTGTCGAGGAGCAAGGTGTCGATCGCCGGAAGGTCCGGCCGCTGCTGGCGGCGCGCCTCCCAGCGGCGCGCGAATTCCGTCCGGTCGCGCTGGACCAGCGCCTCGTAATCGAGGCCGGTGAGGACATCGGCGACCGGATAGGCGCTGAGGTCGATCGGCGAGAACCGCGTCATCCGACGGCTCCTGCGACGGCTCCTGCGACCGGCCGCCAGATGCCGACGCGGTCCCGGAGCACGCTGGCGTCCCGGTCCTCGGCGAGGCTCATGTCGCCCAGATGCCCGCGCGGATAATACGTGCCCGAGAGCATGAGCACGGCGGCACCGTCGGCGCCGAGCCGCTCGGGCACGATCCGGGTCAAGCGGAAGCCCGGCTCGAAGCGCCGGAGCGCGGCGGCCAGCGCCACGAACACGACCAGCATGGTGGTCCGGTCGGGATTGCGGTCCTGCACCGCCGACACATCGGAGCCAAAGGCCCGGCGCATCACGCGGGACCCGACACGTGTGGTCAGGATCACGGCGATCGACTGGACCACATGGTCGAAGCCCATCAGCACGCGCCCCGTCTCGCGGTCGATCCCGGTCCGCATCGATCAGCCCTCGACGCCCGGTCGACGGGCCTTCGAGGGCGCGGCGGCGCCCACCGCCCCGGCGGCCAAGTCATCGCTTGACGTGGCCGTGCCCTGGGCCACCAGGGACAAGATCGTTCCGGCCAGCAGCTCGTAGCGCGCCTGGTCCGCGGTGAGCCATACCGTGCGGTCCGGAAGGACGCGCTCGCCGGCGACGAACACCTGGTCGGGGTTAAGCACGCTGTAGGTCTGTTTCTCGGTCATCGTCGTCCCTTCAGTTGGCCGGATCGGTCGTGGTGCTGCCACCCTGGACGACGCCGCCGTGGATATGCGTGTCGCCGACATTGCGGGCGTTGTGGCGGAGCCGGTCGCCGAGCGCCTGGACGAGCGCGCTGTCGAGGATGATGCGGCTGCCCTGGACGCGGATTTCGGAGCCGCCGACCTTGAGGCTGATCTCGCTGTCGATCATCGACAGCGTGGCGCCGCCGACCGTGATCGTGATGTTGCCGTCCTTCTGGCGGATCGCGGCATTGCCGATCGTGGTCACGTCCCCGTCCTGCTCGGCCTTGCCGGGCGCGGGATCCTGCGTCGTATCGATCCAGGGCATGACGGCCGACATGGTGCCCACCTCGCCGGACGGGCTCATGATCAGCACGGCCTCGCCCCGGCCGTATTTCCGAAACGCGCTGACGCCGGCGCCGCGCGCGCCCGTGTTCGCGGCCATGCGCAGCCAGGGCGAAAGTACCGGCTTGCCGTCCTGGCCGGCCGCCGCGATCTTCACTCGCACGCGGTCGCCCTTGACCGCCTCGACCGTCCCGGCGACGAGCGTCTGGTTCCGGCGCCGGCGGAGCGTGGCCAGCTCCTTCCGGACCGCCCTCAGCTCGTCGTAGATCTCCTGGAAGGCGCCGGCCATCAGGGCGCTCCCGTGTCGACGGGCAGGCCGTCGCGGGTGAGCCCCGGCGTCAGCCCGGGCGTGGCGGCGAGGTCCGCGAAGACATCGGACGGCCCGGCGACCGAGAGCAGCGTGGCGCCGACCTCGACCAGCGCGATCGCGATGCCTTCCTTGCTCGATGTCTCAGAGAGCCCGACCTTCATGTCGGTGATGCGCGCCCGGCCGACCCGGGCGCGCCCGAAATACGGGTCGCGCTGGATGCATTCGGCGACCGCCATCATCAGGCCGGTGGCGGCGACATCGGCCGAGGCGACGTCCGGCGCCGGGCGGCCCGTCCGCTGCGTCACGATGACGACGACGAGAGACAGAGCGAGATCGAGGCCCGTGTCCGGGCGCTCGATCGGCCGCGCGCGGCCAAACAGGATGCGCGCCGCCGGCGCCTGGAAGCCGTCGGCCTTGACCTGATCGAGGTCGAACACGTCGAGATGGACGCGGACGTTGCGGAACAGCATGGTCTCACGGAGAGCCTCGGCCACGGCCTCGAGATAATCCGTGAGGCGGTTGCCGGCCTGCGTGTTCACGGTCGACGGGCTCATGCGCGGCCTCCCGCGCCCGTGCGGCCGAGCGCCTGGCCGATGAAGGCCGCGGCGATACGTTCGAGCTCGCTGGCGTTCTCGCCCGAGACGCCGAGATAGGGCCGGGCCGGGATCGTCACCTTGCGGGCGAAGATCGTGGCATTGCCGATCGTGAAGACCAGCGGCTTTTCGCCCTTGGGCGTGATGACCCCGCCGAACTGGTGGATGGCCGCATAGATGAGGCCGCTGCCGACGATCGCCTGGGAACCGCGCACGATGTAATCGATCGAGCGCGACAGCTGGCCGTCGCGATAGAGCGTCGACGTGCCCGCGCGGTTCGGCTTCCAGCGGGTCCCGTCCGGCGCTGCCTTGTCATCCTCGATGCGGGTGCGCGTCTGAACTTGGATGCGCCGGGCGAGCCCATCGAGCAGGGCTGCCTCATCGAGCGCCGACAGCCGGCCGAGGCCGCGCGCTGCCTGGCCGTAGCCGTCGATCCGGATGGTGAGGAGCGCGCCCGTGCTCACAAGCCGCCTCCAAGGCCGCCATAGCGCCGGCGGTTCGCGAAGAAGGCCGCACCGCCCTCGGCTGTCTCGGCGCTTTCGGCCGCCGGGATCCCGCCCGCGCCGGCGCCGCCGGGCGGCGGCGGTTCGAGCTCGTCCACCCGGGCCTTGCCGGCCGCGACATCCTTGAGCAGCGCCAGCGCCCGTTCGGCGCGGCGCGTGATCTCCTCCGACAGCGCCGCGATATTGGGCGCGAGCCGCCAGCAGGCGATATCGATGCACCAGACCGTCACGATCGCGGGAACGACCGCAAGCGGCAGGGCGTAGCGCTGGCCGAGATAGACGTCGATCTCCGCCGAGGCCGCGGCGCAGGCCCGCGCCACCGCCTGATCGAGATCGCGCGTCGTCGCGACCAGCGTCTCCAGATGGGCCGCGCCATACAGCGTCTCGATGTCCTGGCGGGTGGCATAGACGGGCACGGGCGATCCTCTGGGCTCGATCGGGTGCCGTCTCTCCGGCTGTCACGGCCATCGTCAGTCGTTGCAGGCGCCGCCCGCCGGGCGCCTCGGCCTACTCGAACCCCGCCGGCGCGGCCCCAATCGCTGTGGGCCGGGCTCGCCGGATTGCCTGCGGTTCTTTCGTCAGGGATCCTGTGCGGCATCGGCGGGCGCGACGGCCTCGACCACGCGCCGGACCGACAGCAGCGGGTCGGCCTCGATCGCGGCAGTCTCCCCGTCCGTCAGGTCCGCGATCGCGATCGCCACCGGCACGCGCGTGAACAGCCGGCCGGCGCGCCGGCGGCCGCCCTCTTGCGTGGTCGACACCACGAGAACCGGACGGAACTCAGCCGTCGCGGCGCTCTGCGCGGCGGCCGCCTCCGCGGCGCCTTTCGTCTTGGACATCGGTCCCTCCTTCGGCGGCTGCGATCGCCTTGCCAGCGCCCCGGACCCGCCGGGGCGCGACGCAAGACGATCGTCGTCAGTTCAGCCAGGGGCTGGCGATGATCCGGACGCGATTGAGGTTGACGTTCGTCTCGCCGCCCGTGCGCGCGGCATTCTTCAGGATCCGTTCCGCCGTGATCTCATCCTTGGTGCCGATCAGCAGCACGTTCGGACGGATCGGCAGGGGCCGGCCTTCATCGCCGCTCTGGCTCGACATGTCCGACCAGACCTTTTCGAAGTTCGCTTCGTTCAGCGTCTCCTTCGAGGCGAAGGCCATCTGCCAGAAGCCATAGCCGGCGGCGTTGCGGCTGTCGGTGCCGTAGAGAAACGACTTCTTGTAGAAGTAATTGTCGTCGGTCGGCCGATCCTTGGCGATGAACTCGGGCCGCCGGCGGTTCTGGAAGATGAAGGGCCGGAGCGGCCGCGTGGTGTCGAGCAGGAACCATGCGCGGGCGGAGCCGGCATAGAGGTTGGACGCGGAGGTGACGGACCCGTCCGCGCCCGTGACCGGGTGGTCCGTGTCGAAGAAGAACTGCCCATCGAAGCAGGCGGCCGTGAAGCCGGCCTTGACGGTCGCGAAGATCAGCTCGTCCGGCTGGGTCGCCGCCGCCTGCCCCATAGCAGTCATGAGCGGCGCATAGACGCCGTACTGATCGTCCTCGATGTCGTCGCGGGCGACCTCGATCGTCTCCTCCCAGCTCTTGTTGGCGAGCTGGTAGCGGTTGGTGGTCAGGTTCTTGACGACGCGCTCTCCGATCCATTCGCGCATGCCGGGGAACCGGCCCAGCCAGGGATAGACATTGCTGCCCGTGGTCGACGGCACCTCGGTCGCGATCTGGTTCCACTGCGGCTGGACCTCACCCATGCCGCCGTTGAAGTTCGCCCGATAGGCCCGGGTCAGGTCCGCCATATTCTGCGCATTGATGATCATGATCGTCCTCGTGACAGGTCGGAGCGGCGCCGGCGCGGCGTCAGACGGAGAAGGTCAGCGTCACCATGGCGCCGACCGCATTGGAGTTGGTGCCGCCAACGGTGAGGCTGATCACGCTGCCGGGGCTGACCGCGTTGGCTGCGCTGGGCGTCGCCTCGTCGACATCGCCGGCGGCCGAGCCCGCCTGGGTGATGGTGACCGCGCCGCCGGTGACCGCCACGCCGCCGATCGCGGCCGTGAGCGTCGCGTCGCCGGTCGCCAGCGCTCCCGCGATCACGGTCTGGATGCGGGTGAGCGTGCCGGCGAAGGGCGCGACCAGGCGGGTGACGCCCGCGCCCTGGAGCGTTGCCACGGGCACGGTCAGGTGCCGCACCTGCGTGCCGGCCGGCGGCTGGACCTCGCCCGGGCCGACATTGACCCAGACGCCGCCCGCTTCAACGTCGATGCAGATGCCGGCCGGCGAGCGCGTGCCGCCGCCGTCGTTGCCGGCCACGGTCTCATCGTCGACGATCCAGACCGTCCGGCCGATCCGGGCAAGGGTGACGGCGTCGTCGCCGGCGGCCGAGCCGAAGCGGAAGCACCCGGCCTTGACGCGGGCCACCGTCGCGCCTGCCACGGCGCCGCAGGTCGCGCTGTCCTCGGCAAGGCCGATCGCGGCGAGCCCCGTGCCGGTCTGGCCGGGCACGAGGAAGCCCGCGGCATTGGTGCAGACCAGGCCCCCCAGATGCACGGTGGTCGAGGCAGCAAGGCCGATGGCGTAGGACCGGCCCTCGCGGGCCGGCGTGTTGCGGGATGCGCTGAGCGCCATGGTGTGGTCCTCTCGTCTGTCAGGCGGCTGCGAAAATTTCGGGCTTCACGCCGCAGGCGGCGGCGATGGCCGTCTGCTGTGCGGTCAGGGCGCCCGCCTGCAGCGTCGCTGAGAGCGGCTGGCTGGTGGCCGCGGCGGCGCCGGCGGCGAGCACGGCCGGCATCGCGTCGAGCGCGGCCTTGCAGGCGTCGTGGTCCTTGAGGGCCAGCGTGACGTAGAAGGCCGCGGCGGCCGGGGCGACCTTGCCGTCCTTGACCGCCTGGTCGACCAGCGCCTGGCAGCGGGCGGCCCTGGCCTCGTCGTCGCGCCGCTGGAGCTCCGCGCGGGCGTTCGCCAGTTCGCCGCTGACCGCGGCCAGCTGAGCGGCCGGCACCATGTCGCCGGTGGCGAGCGCGGCCGTGGCAGGGCGCGCGTGCAGCGCGGCGAGCGCGGCGAGCGCCTCGGGCTCGGTCGCGGTTTCGGGCAGGCCGAGCGCCTGCAGCAGGGCGTTGAGCATCGGGACGGTGTCTCCGTTGGGGGTGAGCGAGGCGACGGCCGACAGTCCCGGCAGCGCCGGCGTCGTGACCAGCGCCACCGAGGTGAGCCGGGTGACGACAAACGCGTCTGTGTGCAGGAACGCGGGCGACACGTAGCGGTAGCGCCGGGACCGGAGCTGCCAGCGCCCCTCGTCCAGCCACTCGCACCGCGCCCAGAGGCCGTCGGCGCGGGCCTCGATCGCGCGGATCCAGCCGACCGCGCCCGGCGCATAATCGAGATCGCGCCGCTCGGTCAGATGTCCGACATCGATCGGCAGATCGACGGCCTCGGTCGCGAAGGTCTGAACCAGGGCCTCGGGATCGAAATGGAAGCGACGGCCATCGCGTGTGGCGGCGTCGCCGCGCGGCGCGATCCGGATCCAGTCCGGCGGCACGAAGGGCGCCGGCGCGTCGGCTTCCCGTGCCGCCTCGTCGAGGAAGGCCAGCGCGACCGCACCGGTCACCGGCGCGGCGGCGGCGCACAGCGCGGGCAGACCCGGGACCCGGGGAGGCGTGGCGGCAGAACGCATGCCGGCAGAAGTGGCGGGCGCCCGGGCGAACCGACAGGTGACAATTGTCACTGGCACCAGGCGGCGACGCGCCGTCCGGCGCCAGCGCCGCCCCGTTGGCGGGTCGCGCGGCCGATGGCCCCGTCGTAAGCCTTCGAAGGCTTTCGAAGCGTGAAGAAGGCTCCGGCCCTGGCCAAGGGGCGGGCAACTGTTCCGGGCCCGTACGGCGCATTTCTGGGGCTCGGCCTGCCGGAGGGGAGGATCGGAGGGGGAGGATGCGACCAGAGGGACACGAACCCCTCGCGGCACGGGACCGGCGGCGCTGGCTTGGTCGCCCGCCCTGGATACCATCAGCGCGCGGGAGTGTCATCCCGGTATCTGGCGAGACGCGTGTCATTGCGATCCAGCCGATGGTAGCTGTTCAGGTAGACCTCGCCGTTCCGGGTCACCTTCAGGAGCATCAGCCAGGGCGCGCCATCGACGATGGCGGTGATGCGCCACTTGCCGTTGGCGCTGCGGCTGAACCCATCCGGCGCCTGCAGGATCCTCTCCACCAGGTCGTAGTCGGCCACTGTCACACCGTGCCTTGCCGCCATCTTCGGCGCGTCCGCGCCGGTCAGCTCGATCACGGTGGCGGCGGGCACGCCGAGCCGCTCCGCGGCCGCGGCGTCCAGCACGGCGACGGGGGCGCGCAGGCGCTGCCAGGCGCGCTGCGCCTCCGTCGGCACGTCCGGCCAGGGATGGGGCATGGCCAGCGTGTTGCCGGCGATCGCCGTGAACTCTGGCGTCGCACGCATGGCCCGCACGATCGTGCGGGCGGCCCACACCCGATCCTCATCGGTCGCCTCCGGCCGCGCGGCCGCCCGGATCGCGCGGCGCCGCTCGGCCGCCGCCACGATCTCCCGGGTCCGGCCGGGATTGCGCTGCCAGCCGGGATCGATGCCGTCCGGCACCCGTTGGGTGCGGCCGGTCCGCTTGTCGCGCCAGATCCGGACCGGGTCCCGGGGCCGCACGCGGTCGCGCGGATCGGCCCGCTCGTAGCGGTCCGGCCCCACCTGCTCGACCCGGCATTGGCACATCCAGCCGTTCGGCGGGAAATGCGTGCGCCACCAGGGATCGTCCACCGGCAGGATCGTGCCGACCCAGCGCAGGTGCTCGTCGCGGGGGTCCTTTGCCAGGCTCTTCTTGTAGAGCAGATAGGGCAGGACCCGCTTCGTCTCCTGGATGCGCGTCCATTCGCCGGCCGCATGCGCCGAGGCGACATTCGCCCAGTAGATCGTCTTGAGCCGTCTGACCGATCCGAGCTGGACCAGCTCCTTCTCGCCGCTCGGACCGCGCACGATCTTCCGGCCCCACCAGCCCTTCTGCTGCAGGACCGGCGTCAGCTGCTTCTGGAAGTCGTCGAAGGAAACGCCGTCGACAACGGCGCGCCGCACCGCCGCGCGCAGGTCCTCGATGACGTCGAAGCCGGCGGTGCGGGCGACGGTGAAGGCGAGCGCATGCTCGTGCGCGGCCATGTCGGTCCAACGCCAGGCGGTCCGGATGCCGCGCCGCTCGAAATAATCGATGACGGCCTTGGGCGGCCGCTTGAACAGGTCCTCAGCCATCGGCCGCCGCCGGAGCGCGCGCGTCGAGATCGACGCCGGCCTGCCCGAGGCCGCGGGCGATCAATTGCGCGATGGCGAGCCGGTCGGCCAGGCGATCGATCGGCAAGCTGGCGCCGAGCGCCACCAGGCGCCGGTCCAGGTCCTCGAAATCGCTCGCCGCCGCGAACGCCTCTTCGAGCGCGTCGCGAACGGGGTCCATGACCCGTTCGAACCGTTCGGCCTCGGCCTCGACGAGCATCTCCAGCAGGTCCGGCGCCGCGTCGACGCGCTCGGCCGACAGCGTCGCGCGGGCCGTCGTGCCGCAGCCCGGGCAGCGGGCGGGATCGAGCCGGTAGCGGCCGGGCTCGAGCGCGGCTCGCGCGCCGGCCGGAGCCGCATCGGCCGGGTCGGCGTCGTCATCTTGCGGATCGCCGTCACTGGGGCGGGCCGGCCGGTCGCGGCCCTCGCGGGCGCCGCCGGCGCCGCCTGACCCACTGGACTTCGGCACCATGACGGCCGCGCCGGCCGCAGGCTCGCGATGGCCGATGCGATCGCGCACCTCCGCCTGCTCGATCAGCAGGCCGCGGTCGATCAACTCGCCGATCGCGCGGGCGTAGGCTGCGAGATCCTCGCGCTCCATCACCGGGAGCACCAGCGTCGGGTAGCGGTTGCGGGGGCGCGGTCCGTAGTTGAACGCGACCCAGGGCCGGATCACGTCGCGGTTGATGGTGACGGCGAGGTCGAAGGCGTCGTCTTCCTTGATGTCGATCCGGACCTTGTCGTGGATCGCAGCCTGCGCCTTCGAACTGCCGTCGTCGGCCGTCATGGTCTGGCCGATCACCACCTTGGACACAGCCTTGTCCACGTAGCTGGCCAGCCCCTCGAACGGCTTGTCGGAGAACCCCTTGGTCTCGACCAGCTCGATCTCCATCCCGCGCGGGATGATCGCGGCCGCGTCGGAGCCCAGATCGCGCACCGCGCGGAGCAGCACGCGGCGGTCCTCCGCGGAAGCCTCCGGGCCATACTTGCCGAGCCGGAGCGGCATGCCGTGCACTTCGAGGAAGGCCGCCCAATCCTTCATGGTGAAGGACTTCAGCATGAAAGCCCAGGCGGCGATCCGGGCGAGGCCGTTGCGCGCGGGCAGGCCGGATTTGAGGCGCGGCACATGGACCGCGTATTTCGCGGGCGTCAGATCAAGCCCGTCCGGCGCGCCGACCGCGCGGACCTTCAAGGTCCGCCGCGTCTCCCGGTCGAACTGGAACAGGCGCGGATCGCGCCAGAGAAACTCCGCGATCGACCAGCGCCGGGCATCGGTCGCCCAGATCAGTTCGATGACGCTGTAGCCCTTGCCGAGACCGTCCAGCAGGTCGCCCACGAGATACCGGAACTCCGGCCGGGCGATCAGTTCGTCCTTGACCGCATCGGCGATCGCCACGTCCTCGGGGTCTTCCGACGCCGCCGCGACGAACGGCTCAATCGCCTTGATCGCGGTCTTGCGGGTGCCGAGCACCGAGCGGTACTGCCACTCGCGCTCTTCCATCTCCTCGGCAAGGGTCAGGAACTCGATCATCTCGCCGTCGGCCGCGTCGCGCAGCACGCGCGACAGCCGCGCCGGAGTGAGCCCCGGCGCCACCACCTCGTCGAACAGGTGCCGGACGCCGGTCACGCTCGGCGTCACGGCCTCTTCGGTCAGGCCGCGGGACGGGATCGGGCGGCCATCGGGGCCGAGCAGCTGCGCCATGTGTCACCTCCGTATGTCTTGCGCGTTTGCCGGCCGTGGAGCCCTGACCTTGCTCACCAGAGGCCGTCGCTGCGGCCGGCGTCGCCATCGATGCCGTCCCGCTGCCGTTCAAGGTCCCAGCGGTCGCGGGCGCGGTCGGCCGGATCGGCGGCCGCCCCGCGCTTGCCGGCACCCGTGTAGCCGAAGGCCTCACGCGCGGTTCGGGTGGCGGCATAGGCGAGTGCGAGCGCCACGCCGGCGTCGCCATGGCGCAGCCCGCCGGACTGGCCCTTCGCGCGGAGCGCCGGCAGTGTGGCCACGCCCCGGATCACCCGGAAGCTGCGCAAATCCGAGGCGATGTCCTGGTCCCTGGGGATCGACAGGTCATCGTCCTCGAAGGCCTTCTTGAGCGGCGGCATCTCGGTCCGGTACCATTCGGTCGAGAGCTTGATCTCCAGCCCGCCATGGCGGTCGCGGAACCATTCCGCGAGCTGTGCGCCAAGGCCCGTGGCATCGACGAACCCGGCATATTGCCGCGGCAGACTGGAGGCGATGCTGCCGAGGATCTGCTGCTGCTGCTCGAACGGCAGCTTTTCCAGTTCCACGACGAGCGCCGTGCGCCGGCGCATCGTCCGCGCGATGGAGAGCACCCAGATCACCGTGAGGTCCCGATGGCGGCCGACGTCAACGCCGAGCGCATGGACGAGATGTGGATCGATCGCGTCGTCGAGGACCGGCCGCAAGGTCTGGTCGATCCAGGCGGCGATCTCCGCCTGGCGTTCGAGGGGCCGGCGCTGGCCGAAGGCCGCGGGCATGGCGAGGCGCACGACCGCCGCCGCCGGATCCATGCGCGCCTCGATCAGCGCGTTCGGCAGGAACACGCCGGAGCCGGCGGACGGGATGCAGTAAAGCTCCTCGTCGACATTCTCCCGGTAGAGCCTGATGATGCCCTCGCGCCAGTCGGCCTCGCGGTCCGGCGTCCATGGGCCGGCCGCGCGCTCTTTCGGGACCACCTGGCAGATGCGCTCGTAGAGCCCGTCGAGCAGCGCCTCGTCGAGGTCGAAGCGCACATGGGCATAGCCCGTCTCGCCGGACAGCGTGTCGCGGACGAGCGCGTTGAAGGGGTTCGCCTCGCCGTTGTGGGTCGAGATGACCACGACCTTGCCGCCCCAGATCAGGAACGCCATGGCGGCCTTCATCAGCTCCGGCAGATCATCGACAAACGCCGCCTCGTCGATGATGGCAAGGCCCTGCCGGCCGCGGAGCGACCGGGGCCGCGACGACAGCGCCACGATCTCGTAGCCGGACGCGAAGCTGATCCGGAAGGCGAGAATGCCCTCATCCGAGCCATCGTCGAACAGGGTCTCCTCGACCGCCTCCGCGGCCTTTTCGAAGGCCATCGCCCACATGCCGGCGGCGTCGACGAACTCGCGCGCCATGTCCTTCGACGTGCCCATGTAAAGCACGTCCATGCCGCCGTCGGCCCGGCCCGTGCCCGCCGTGAGCGCGGCATGGGCCGCCACGCCCCAGGTGGCGCCGGTGCGCCGGCTCTTCCAGCAGATCGTGACGGGATGGCGCGCCGTGCTTTCGGTGAGCCGGCGCTGGTAGCCCAGAAGCAGCGGCGCCGACAGCACGTCCGCCGGCGTGGCGCGACCGGTGAGCGTCCGGATCGCCGCCCATTCGTCGCGGCTGGGCCGGCGGCCTTCGGCGATCGCCGCGTCGAAGATCTGGCGGGCCGGCGCGATCATGGCGCGATGCCCAGCACCATGGTCTTGATCGCGTCGACCGTGTCGCGCGTCAGGCCCTTGGCGCGGGCCACGCTGTCCACGGCTTCCGCGACCTTGGCGAAGTTCTTCTGGATCAGGGCCTTGGTGTCGGCCGTCACCTTCTTCGCCTGCTCCGCGCTCTTCAGCGCGAGGGCGAAGTTCGCCATCATCTCCGCGCTCATCGGCGTGGCCGCCATGGTCCCGCCGTTTTCGAGCGCCTCGAACACGATCGTCTTGATCGTTTCGCTCGCCATCAGCGTCAGGTCCTCGTCGCCGCCGTCCTCGAGCCGGGAGGCGAGCACGCTCGCGATCTCGCGGGTCTCGGCCAGGCGCTGGGCCAGCGTGGCGAGCCGCATCGAGCGCCGGTTGAAGGCCGAGAGCGAGATCTGCGGCGGGTCGGTGATGCCTTCGGCGAAGGCGAGCGTGCGCAGTTCCGCGTTGAAGGCCTCGTGGATCTCCAGCTGCGTCAGCTTGTTCTCGCGCAGCTTCGCATAGGCCGCCGTGACCGCCGGCGCCGCCCAGTCGGGCAGGAGCTCGATCGAGGACAGGCGGCCGCGGCCGCGCCGCGCCGCCATGGTCAGATCTCCGGGCTCGGGCGCTTGACGCCCCGGATCACGATGCGGCGCTCGACATGGTCCCGCCCCTTGGCGGTCAGCGCCGCGACGGCGACCGAGCCCGCCTGCATCAGGCTGACGGCGCCCATCTGCTGCAGCCAGCCAAGCTCATCCTCGACCCAGTCGCGGGCCTTGGCGATGCCGAAGGTCTCGAGGGAGCGGCGCAGGAGCTCGCTGTTCAGCCGGCCGTCCGGCTGCGCGTCCAGCGCGCGCAGCATGATGAGGCGGGCCTCTTCCCGCATGATCGTGTCCATGCTCATCGGGGCGCCCTTGCCTCGTCCATCAGGTAGTCCTGCATGCGGCTCGCCATGGCCGAGACCGGCTTCAGGCGCTCGTCCAGGATCTCGAAACGGCCTTCCAGCCGCGCGATCGCCATCTCCATGCGGTGGGCCGTGTTGCGGTCCGGCAGATGCTCGATCTGGCCCTCGGTCTTGGACACGCGATCCTCCAGGATCTCGATCTTCTTCGCCGCCGTCTCGAACCGTTCGACCGAGGTGAACTGGCCACGCAGCCAGTTGATCAGGATGAAGCTCGCGATGACGCCGCCAGTGGCCACGACGCTCAGCCATTCCTTGATGAAGCTGAGATCGCTCATGCCGCGCCCCCGAAAGACCCCGGCCGGCGGAGGCCGGCCGGGGCAAGGCGGGGAAGAGAAACGCCCGTTCGGGCCTGGTGGGCGCAGGAGCGCCATGCCGTGTCCATCTGTCAGTCCCGTTCCGGCCGACCGGCGATCTGCCGGCAGGCCCGCTGTTGCCAGCCTTCCGCCGCGCAGACCGCGCGGCGGAGCTGGCCGTAATCGACGATCATGCGGCCGATCACGCTGCCGGGCGGCAGCGTGCGCAGCTCGTCCGCCGCCTGTCGCTGTGTGGCGGGCGCATAGCCGATGAGGGGCACGCGCGGGGCCTCGGCGGCGGGCGCCGGCGGCCGGTCAGAACCGGCCGTCTGACAGCCGGCCAGCAGTGCCGTCGCGACCAGGATCGTTGCGCACCTCATCACCCGCATCACGCTCCCGCCCCCGCGCTTGACGTTCGGCCGCGGCGTCCGCTTCGGCCTGCTCCGCCCGGCGCCGGGCAAGCTCGCCCCGGGCGTCGAGCCAGGACCACAGACGCGACAGCGCGGTGCGGACGAGGATCCACCAGCCCATCTTTCGTCAGGACTTGGGCGCGCCGCCCGGGCGGCTGATCGGCTGCCTGGCGACGACGCGGCCATAGATCGCGAGCGCCGCGCCGATCGCGACACCCGCCGCCGTCATGACCAGATCGAGCTGGCTGACCACGAAGGCCTGCGTGGCGGGATCGACATCGAGGCCGAAGAAGCCGGCGACGACGGCCGCGACCGTGACGAGGCTGCCGATGATCGACTTCGATTGCCACCAGGGCTTGTGGGGCTGCGTTTCCATGGGTTTCTCCTCAGGAGCCGGTCGGGGGAACAAACAGGCAGGCCGGACGGCCGACGGGCGCGATGAGCGCTCCATCCGCCTGGCCGGCGCGGCGACAGACGTGGAAACGGCCATCCGGCGACGGCCGCGCCTCGCGGTAGGCCACGACTTCGCCGGACGCGAGGCGCCAGCCGCCCGGACCGGCAACCGGCTCCGGCTCGCGGCCGCCCTCGCCCATCGGCCAGCAATCGCGGTCCGAACAGCATTCGAACGGATACCAGGAATGGGCGCGGGCCGGCGCGGTCAGCAGGGCGAGCGCGACCGCGAGTGTCGCGCTGAGCACCAGGGCGAGGAGGGGCGCGGCGAGCACGAGCAGAACATCGCGGACGGGACGATCGTCCATCACGCCCCCTTCCCGCGTTTCCACGCTGCGGTCTGCAAAGCGAGCAGGGTCTTGTGGTCGACGATGCCGGTCGCGGGCTTGCCGAGGGCGGCCTGGGCGGCGCGCACCGCCCGCTCGGTCATGGGGCCGAAATCGCCATCGACCGCGACCGCATGGCCGAGGCCGGCGAGCGCGCGCTGCAGGTCCTGCACGCGCGGGCCGACGGACCCGATCACCAGATTGATCTCGTGCGGCAGCGGCTCTGCCGGCGCGGGCGCCGGCTTGGTTCCGGTCGCGGGCTGGTGGGTGCCGGCCGACCACGGCCGCTGGACATGGGGCCCATCGCGGAACGAGGTCCAGTCGCCGCCCCATTCGATCGCGATGCCCTTCTCCTTTGCCACGTCCTTCAGGATCGCGGCGACGCGCGCATAGGCCGGGAAGGCCCAGGTGAGCCGCCCCTTGACGAAGACGGCGAAGTCGAAGGCGTCGCCGGTCAGGTGCCGGGATTTCAGCGTGCGCGAGGCGCCCTGCTTCACGAGCGCACGCTGGCGCGCCAGGGTGCGCAGACCTTCCGTGATCTGGATCGTGGTGCCGGGCAGCGTGGTGGCGACCCGCGCGGCGCCGGCTTCGGCGACCGCGATGAGGTCGGGATGGACGCCCCTGAGGCGCTTCAGCGAGGCGGATGTAAGGGCCATGGCAACCTCCGGGATGGCCCCGTGTGTGGCCGCGCGAAGCGCCGTGCGACAGGTGACAATTGTCACCGAGCGTTGGCCAAGGCCGTGTCCGTCAGGCCGCGCCCGTCAGGCCGCTTCGCCCCGGAACAGGTCGAGCTGCTGGGGGCTGCCCTCCCGGGCCCTGAGCCGGGCCTGGACCCAGAACACGAAGCGGCGCGAGACACCGGCGGCCGCGGCGATCTCATCGATCGGCAGCTGCGCGGCGAGGCCGGCCGCGATGATGGCGCGGCGCTGCTGCCGCTCCGCCGACCGTCCGCGCGTGCCCGCGATCGGCAGATCAAGATAGACCACCTGGCCGGCGCAGAGATAGGCGGTGATCAGGCGCGCGGTGGCAAGCCCGACCGCCTCGAGCAGCCAGGGATTATCCTCTGCCACCGGCCGCACATAGATCCGCTGTCCGCCGCGCGCCCGGGCCATCGCCAGCGCGGCCCTGAGCCCCGCCGCGGGATCGCCCGTGGCATCGGCCACGGCCGCCGCGATGTCGGCCAGCGCATCCGGCAGATGGCGGAACGGGTCGGTCATTGCTTGTCTGGCGCCGCGGGGATGGGAGCGTCGGCGAGAGAGGCGGCCTGACCGCGGCGCGGTTGTTTGCGTGGCGCGCGGCCACGCTTCAGCATGACCTTGAGCGCCTCGATCACCTTGTGGGCGTCCTCCGGCGCGATCCAGTCGGGCCGGGAAACACCGACCTGCCGCTCGCAGAAGGCGGAAAGCGCGGGCAGCGAGCCGTTCGCGATGACGCCGGCGCGCTGGCACTGGCCCCAGAGCGCGTAGATCGTTTTCGCATGGGGCTTGACGGCCGTTCGACCGGCCTTCGACATGGGCGTCTGGACCGCCACGAAGCCGAGTTGCTGGAAGCGCCTCAGCAGCCGCTCCAGCTCCGCCGGGGTGCAATCGCCGGCGCTGCGCTTGCCCGTCGCCGCCTCGACCGTGGCGCGGTACGTCGCCTCGTCGAGCCCGAGCTGTTTTTTCGCCACATGGACCTTGGCCAGCATGGCGCGCCGGTCGATCAGCATAGGTCTTCGACCTCCAGTTGCAGCAAGCGGTCGGTGATGGCGCGAAGCCGCCCCTCGGTGCGCAGGATCTCGCCCGTCCGCCGGCCGGCGATCGCCTGCAGGCGGCGGATCAGCCGCTGGCGCTCGGCCGCCAGCGCCACCCGGTCCGTCCAGGCGAACAGGGGCGCCGCCTGATGGGCGAGAGGCCGGCGGGAGCGGGAACGGCCGCGCAGCGTCATGCGCGCCGGCATGGGTGAAGACAAGTGGCCGAAGATCGGCAGGTCGACCTTGGGAAGTGGCCGAATTTTTCGGCCACTTCGCCTCCTGCTCCGCCTCCGTGAGGCGGAAGCAGAAGTCCTCCGGAAAGCGGGCCGGATTGTTCTTGACCGCAGCGGTCAGGCTCGACCGCCTCGATCTGCTGGGCGATGCTGAGACGGGCGGTCACCGCTGGCCTCCGAACAGATCGTCCATGGCGGCAGCGGTGGCGGCCTGCTGCTCGTAGTCGAGCAGGATCGCACGCAGGATCGCGATCCGCCGGTCGGCCTCGGCCGGCGTCATGCGCTTCTCCGCGATACGGCGCGGATAGACGCTCTCGCGCATCCGGATCTCGCGACGCAGTTCGGCGATCTTGTCGGCATGGGTGATGGCGGTCATGCCGGCCTCCCGTGCGGGAGGCCGGCAGAGTCCGGCGCCGTGTCGCCGGTGGGCGCCACGCGGGCGCCGTAGGCGGCGGTGAAAAGCTCCAGCGCATAGGCGCCGGGCGTGCGGCCCTCCCGGCGCGCCATCTCGATGAAGCGGGCGTAGAGCGCCTCGGGCACGCGCAGCACGATCTCGCGCACCGCCGGCGCGCTGGTCGGCCCGCGCTGCGTCAACTGCGCCTCCATGGCGGACGATGCGTCTCGGCGGCCCGGCGCGGTGCCCGCCGCGTGATGGTTGACCAGGCTGCGCACGGTCTTGACGGCGATGCCGAGCCGGACCGCGATCGTGTGGTCATCGACGCCCTCGGCGCGGAGCGCGAGGATCGCCGCCGTCCGGCTTCGATGGCCGAGGCGGGGCTTCCGTGCGCCCATCAGGCCGCATCCCAAGGGTGCTTCGACCGCGTCTCAAGCTCGCAATCGGCGGCGGCGACGGCGAAGGGATCGGCGATGCCGGCGATCCGGACGCGCAGCTGGTCGCCGCTCACGGCGAGCACCGTGGCGGCGAGATTAACGTCCCCCTCTTCCCAGTCGCGGGTCCGGATGCGGATCCGGTCGCCCGGATGGAACGCCGGCGCTGGCGCGGCCGGCACGGGGAACGGCAGGATGGTGGCGGTCATGTCAGTCCTCCTCGGCACCCGCCGCGAGATAGTCCCGGGCAGCGTTGATGAGAGCGTCGCGGAGCGGATCACCGCCCGCGCGGTTCGGGATGAAGCGAAGCGCGATCAGCGCCTCGCAGAGCAGGCACGCGGCGAGCTCGTGATCGCCGTCGCAGAGCGCCTGATGGGCCTCGCTGGCGTGCGTCATGGCTTCGGAGAAGGCCGGCGGCGTGGTGAACCCCATCATTGCCTCCTCTAGAGCGCTGCGATGTCGATGGAGACGCCGCGCCAGGGCGCGTCGGCGGCGTCGCGCTCGTAGAAGCGCAGGTAGGCCTTGGTGCCCGTGACGCGGATGCTGTCGCGGATGGCATTCATGGCGCGGCGCCAGCGGCCGTCCTCGATTTCGAGGCGCAGCAGGCTGAACAGCTCGCCCCGGTTGATCTGGCCCTCGCGGTCCACGTTGAAGACGCGGTTGACGAGCGCGGCGATCTCCGGCCGGCTCTCGGCGCCCCACTCGATCAGGCACGCGTCGATCAGCTTCTTCGCCTCCTGCAATTCCGGGCCGAAGCTGATCAGGTCGGCGATCTGCACCTGCACCTTCATCAGCCCGTCGTAGGACTGGTAAGTCACGTTGCCCTTCGGCCCGCCGCGGCGGGCGCCGTATTCCTGCTCAAGGAGCGACTGAAACGCGTTCAGGTCCTCGAAGGTGTGGCCCTTGAACCGGCCGATCTGGGCGGAGAGCGCACGGGCGTAGAACATCACCTTGCGCACCACCTGGTCCTCGAGCGCATGGGCCGGCCGGACCGTCTCCGCGGGCATCAGCGCGCCCTTGGCGTCGCGCAGGTAGCGCCGGCCGCCGATCGTCTCGGAGCCCGCCCGCAGGGCGGCGTCGAGGGCCTCCCGGAGGCCGCCCGGCCCGTCGGCCACGATGTCGTTCACGTCGATCTCAAGGGTCATGACTTGCCTCCTGTGGTGTCGAGGGTGCGGCCGAGGGCCAGGATGGCCGCGCGCAGGTGGATGAGGGCGTGCCGCTCCTGCGCCGTGTAGACCGCCTGCTCGGCCGTCCGGTGGGCGGCGACGACGGCGGCGGCCGCGGTCCGCACGGGCGCAGGATCGGGGGGCGGCGTGCGGGCGACGAGGGCCGGCAGGGTCCCGGCCGATGGGCCGAGCGTGGCACCGGGCGGCAAGGGCACGACCGGATCGTCATAGTCGACGATCGGCAGGACCGCGCTGCGGACGAACCCCGCCAGCGCGCGGATCTCGTCGGCGGAGACGACGGCGTTCGGATGATCGAGCACCCGCGCGGCGACGGCGTGCGGTTCGATGTCCGGATAGCGCGATCCGACCGTGGCGCCGCCGATCATGACCGCGCGCACGCCGAGCGCCGCCTCGATCTCGCGGATCGGCTGCACGATTTCGCGGTCGCCCCGGTCGACATGCCACTGGATGCGGGCGACGCCGTGCAAGATCGTCGTATGATCGCGGCCGCCCATCATCTGGCCGATCTCGGGCAGCGAGCGGCGGGTATGCGTGCGGGCAAGCCACATGGCGATCTGGCGCGGCCGGGCGATCGGCGCGGTGCGCCGCGCGGAGATGAGGTCAACGCGGCGCACGGCGAAGCGGACGCTGACCGCCTCCAGGATCAGCCGGATGGACGGCTCGGCCCGTGACGGGTCGGACTCGGCCAAGGCCAGCCCCACCGCCACGGCGTGCGTGAGCGCCTGGGGCGAGAGCGGCTCGGGCTGGACCGGTTGCGACAGCGCCTTGGTCGGAGCAACGCTCATCGCTTGGCTCCTGCGCAACGGTCCGCCAGCGCACGGAGCTGCACGCCGAGCCGGGCGAGGAACGGGCTTTCGGCGGGCTGGCGCAGATGGGCCGCCAGCTGCGCGTCGAGCATCCGCAATTCATCGGCGACCTCGGCGAGCAGCAGGCGCTGGCGAAGCTGGGTGGCCTCCGCCTCATCCAGCAACGTCGCCACGGCGGGCGCGATGCCCCGCGCAAGGCTCTGGATGCGCCCGCAGTCGAGGTCTTGCGCGATCGCCTTCGTCAGCGGACGCGTCGGCAGGTGGTAGACGATCTTGCTGTCCATCAGCGGAGTTCCTCGCGGCTGCGGTTCTGCCAGGCCTGGCGCACATCGCCGGGCGTCATGCTGCGGCCGGCGCCATAGGCGATCAGGCTCGCGAGCTTGAGCGTATCGACCACCTGGCCGAGGCTGCCGGGCCGCGCCGCGATCTGGTGGGCGAGGCGCCGCATGTCGGCATCCGTGATCGCCAGCGCGTCCAGGATCCGATCGACATCGCCAGGCGGCGCCTTGAGGATATGGACGCGCATGCCGACGCGGCGGTGGATCTGGCCGTAGCCCTCGCGCGTGGCGGAGAGGGAATAGCGCGTCATCAGGTCTTCGTTGCCGCAGAGCGCGAGGCCGCAGCGGGCCTCGTCCAGCAGGAACCGCAGCTGGTTGACCGCGTCCTCGGTCAGATGCTGCGCCTCATCGACCATCAGGAGGGGCTTGCGCCCGTCGCCGCCCTTCAAGCGGCCCATGATTTCCTGCTGCGTGTCCTGTAGCGACCGTGACCGGCTGTAGAGGCCGAGGGTCGCCGCGATCTTACGGAGCGCCCGCTGCGGCCTGGCGTCGACAGGCTCGATCGCGACGCGAAACGCGTGCAGGCGGTTCGCCTGGTACCATTGCAGCGCCATGGTCTTGCCGAGGCCCGAGCCCATCGTGATCAGCGCCATGGACGGCCCCGATTGGGCGAAGGTGAGCGCCTGGATCACCTGCGTCGCAGCCGAGGTCTCGACGAAACCCGGATCGGCGATGACGGCGCTGTCGGTTTCGAGCCGCGCGTCCTCGGTCGCGAGCCAGCGTTCGAGCTTGTCCGCGATCGCCAGTTTGTTGCCCTTGTAGTGGCCGCGCAGGAACTCCGAGAGTGTCGAGTTGGGCACGCCGCAGCGGCGCGCGGCCTCCGATTGTGTCCATCCACTGCCCTCGATCAGGGCGGCGGCGCGGGCGCGGATGGCCTCGGTGCGCTCGATTGCGGCGTGGGGTTTGACCGTCAGATCCAGCATGCTCTCTTCTCCATCGATCAGGGCCGGCGCGGTTGGCCGCGCTCGGCGGGAAACGGGATGGGATCGCCGGACAGGCGCTCCAGCGCGGCGCCCAGCGCCGCGAAATCGAGGGAAGCGGCCGCGGCCCGTCCGCCACCGCCCGCCGCCAGACGCACGACCTTGCGGGCGGCGGGGTCGGGCTCGGCTTCGGGCGCGGCGAGCGGGGTGAGGCGCTTCAAGTCGGCCGCATCGAGCCGGCGGGCGAGATCGAGCGCCTCGCGGTTGTTCCTCAGCATCTGCGCCTGCAGGCGGGCCGCCTCGCGGGCGTCCTCCACGCTGTTGAAGCCCACGTCGTCGAGGCGCTCGGCCTCGCACAGGAACCGGTTGTCGAGGCTGTAGACCGCGATGCCCGCACCGAGCTCCTGCGGGTCGAACCGCACGATCAGGCGCTCGCCCACATGGCCGGCGAGCGCATCGGCCCAGAACCGGTTGTCAAAGAGCTCGATCCGCCCGTCGGGCTTGCGGGCCGTGACGCCCTCGGCCGCCAGCAGGAAGAGCCGGCGCTGTTCGGCCGTGGCCCGGCGAAGGCCGAGCTCCGGCATAGCGGCTTCGAACACCTGGTCGAAGCTCCGGCCTTCCATGCCGTAGCCGCGCCGGCCTTCGCGCGCGTTGTGCTCGGCCACCACGGACGCGGCGACCTGCTCGAACAGGTCGAGCGGCACGGCGGCGCTGCCGTAGTTCTCGGGTTTGGCGTCGGGCCGGTTGCCGGTATAGGCGCCGGCGAGTTGCGGGTGCTTGTCGAGGCTCTCGCCGATGTCGCGGAAGGACCGCTCGATCGGCTTCGACTGGCCCCGGTAGGGCGTGGTGAAATGGACCTGGGTGCCGAGCCGGGTGATGATGCCCTCGGGCTCCTCGTCCTTCACCTTGAACCGGAACCGGAACGCCATGCGGCCGGTCAGCCACTTCGAGGCGAAGTGCCGGCCGTTGTCGAAATACACGTGCTCCGGGATGCCGTAGCGGGTGATCAGGTCGGCGAAGCAGAGCCGGACCGCTTCCTTGTTCTCGGAGCGGTCCGTGCGGCGCGCCACCCACTTGCCGGAGCGCAGGTCCTGAAAGGCGATCGAGATCGGGCGGCCGACGCTGCCGTCGGGCCAGCGCACGAAGACGTTGTGCTTGTAACCGTCGGCGTTGACCGCCTCGAGGCTCGCGAACACCGTGCGGTCGCGGCGCTGGGCCGGCGCCATGCGGCGGGCGGCCTCGCGGCCATTGCGGGCGAGTGTAACAGCGCCGGGCGCCACATCGGAGCGCAGGCGGCGCGCGAAGGTCTTCTGGCTGGGCAGCACGCCCCAGCCGTGGGCGGTGGCGGCCGCGACGGTCAGGCGATACGCATGCTCCAGGCCGCGCCGCTCCGGCGAAAGATACGCGGCCAGGAAATAGTCCCAGGCATCGGCCGGGATCGCGGCCCGGCGCGGATCGTCCGCTGCCGGTCCGCCCCGCTGGTCGGCCAGGACCGGCAGCCAGTCGGCCGGATCAAGTCCGTCCACCCGGGCGAGCCAGCCCCAGAGCGAGGAGGCCGCGACGCCGTGGGCGGCGGCGGTGCGCTGGACCGCCGTGTGGCGTGTGACGTCCGGCCCGGCCGAGATCACGGCCTGGACGGCGATGAGGCGCTCGGTCGCCCTGGCCTTGGCGCGCTCCGGCAACGCATCGAAGGCCGCCCAGCGGCCCGATCGAACGGCGTTCGACGGGGCTTCGGCGGCCGCGCGAACGGCATCCTCGTCGCCGCGCAGCAGCGCCGCGCGTACCGGCATCGGCAGCAGCGAGACATGGTACTCGTAGCCGCCGCCCCGGCCGAAGCGGACGCGGGCGCGGCTGCCGTCGGCCTGCCAGCCGGCGTCGCGGATGTGCTGGGCAAGGCCCGCAGCGCTCGCCGGCAGCCAGGGGGCGGCCACCGGCAGCAGCTCATCGGCCGTGAACCATTCGCGCGGCATCAGGCGACGTCTCCGCGCTCGTCCAGGTAGCCAGCGAGCGTCGCCTTCAGCCCCATGTAGAGCCGCTGGCGGACCCGGAGCGACAGACCCTTGGACAGGCAGTTGACCAGGGCCGGCATCTCCGCTGTCGCGGCCCGCTCCAGGATGCAATCGAGCCAGCGCCGCCGATCGGTCGCTGACGATCGATCGAGCAGCTTGAGGAACGGGTCCTCGGGCTGCTTGCCCGCGGCCTCCGCGAGGCCGTTCTGCACCCAGGCGTCCTTCAGCGTCTTCGCCTCACCCGTGGCCAGCGCGCGGGCAACCGCGACCTGCTTCTCCGGGTCCCTGAGCCGCGAGATCTTCTTCAACGCCGCGCCGTTGTCGACGAGCTTGGTGGCCCGGATGTGCTCGATGGCCGCCGGGCTGAGGTTCTTGATGAGGGCGTTTGCCCTGTCGAACGTGGCGACGCTCAGGCCGGTGCGTTTGGCGGCGTCCTTCGCGAACGAAGGAAAAGACTGCAAGTTGACGTCTTTTCCTTCGAAGGGCTTTTTGGGCTTCTTCGCCTTGCCCCAAACCTTGCCCGGATAGAGCTCCTCATAGATGCGCTTGCGCTCCGCGACGGCGATCGCGAAGTCGAGGGCCGATAGCTCGTTGCGGATCAGGTTCTCGTCGATCTCGACGATCCGGGCCTGCGCGGCGTCAAGATCGAGCCAGATCGCGGCGATCTCGGTCCAGCCAAGCTGCCGGGCGGCGGCCAGGCGGTGGCAGCCGGCCACCAGCAGCAGCCGGTTGCCGCCATTGGGATGGGGCCGCACCACGATCGGCTGCTGCAGGCCGATCTCGTTCATGGACGCCGCGAGCGCGCCGACCCGGTCAGCGTCGACCGGTCGGAGCCGGCCCGCATCGTCGATCGCGGCGATCGCGGCGGGGAAGAGCGGAGACAGGGAGCCGGGGGTCATGGCCGGTTCTCCGCCTTCACGCGAACGATCGTCCGGAACACGCCCGGCGGCTCGGGGGCGACGAGCCAGTCAACCGATACACGCGCCGTGCTGGCGATCGATCGGATGGCCGTTGCCTTCGGCTCGTTCTCCGCGGCGGCGTAGCGCGCCATGGTGGTCTTGCTGATGCCGGTCGCCCTTGCAAAGGAGAGGACGGAGCCGTGGGCTTTGGCCAGCCGAGCGATCTTCTCGCCCACGATGTTCGTGCAGCGGGACGCGCTCATGCCGCAGCCCTCTGGGCTTTCGCGGCAAGGATGCCGGAGCGGCGCTGCTCGACGCGAGACAGCCGCTTGCCGTCTTCGCCGTAGAACAGAGGCCAGATGTCGTGAAGTCGCGCTCCGATCGTGTCCGCGATCAGCTGCTGGACGCGCGGATAGGGACGCTCCATCGCGGAGTAGAGGGTGAAACGGGAGAGCCCAGCAGCGGCCGCAACAGCAGCGGCTGAGGTGCCTCGCTCCCGCAGTGCATTGACGATCTGCGTCTTGGTCCAGTTATTCGCCATTTTGGCCGCGCAGCTCCTGTGTTAACCGTGTGTGGACAACGCTTGTGCGCAGATTGGTCAAATAAGTCTAAATGTCAAGACGCCCATGGACGTGGAAGGTTAACCTTGGTCTCGGATGACGAAGAGAATTCGACAGGAGCGCCTAGACGGCTGCGCAAGCTGCTGTCAGAGGTGCCGAACATGTCTGAATTGTCGCGTGTTTCCGGGGTGAACCGCCGGATGCTCGATCGCTATCGGGACGGAATGGAGCCATCTCTGATGGCTGCAGCGAAGATTGCACGCGCCCTGAACTTGCCGCTGGACGCTTTAGTCTACGACACGTATGACCAAGTCTCGACGCTTCCGCTCGACGACTCAGATGCTATCCGCATCCCTTTCTTCAATGTTGCCGCGTCCGCCGGCCCGGGATCCGAAGCGCCAGGGCATGAAATGATCGTTCACCTGAATTTCTCGCGGACGCTGTTGCGCAAGCTCGGGGTCCGGCCCGAGGACGCCCATGCCATCTCGGCGCGGGGCGACAGCATGCTGCCCACCATCGCTAACGGGCAGATCATCCTGCTGGACCGGAGCGTGCGCCGGGTGCGCGAGGACGCGATCTATGTGTTGTCGATCGACCAGGATATTCGTTTGAAGCGGATCCAGAAGGGCCTCGGCGGCTCGCTGATCCTGAAGTCGGACAATCCGGCCTATGAGCCCGAGCACCTGTCGCCGGCCGATGCCGAGCAGCTGAAGGTCGAGGGCCGCGTGTTCTGGACCGAAAGGGCCTTGTGAGGGGAAGATGGTGACGAGCATTGTGTTGGGGCTGGTGGCTGTGCTTCTCCTTTCCGCGCCTGCCGGCGCGAAGACGTGCACGGCGGCGGAACTTCGTGAAGAGATCCGCTGGGGCACACGCGAGTGCAGCAACCATCCACCTGGGACGCCACCGGGCCTGCGGCCGGCTGAAGCCCCGAGTGTTTCGGATATCGGAGTGTCCCGCTGGGTCGACCGCCTGATCGACAGCTTGCGCCTTGTCGTTGCATCGGCTGAGACGATGGATAGGGCGGAGTGGCGGCGCCAGCGCGGGGAACTGACTCGGCTGCTTGGCGAGGCGAGTGCTTGGCCTTCGCATACCGCCTGGGCGCCGGCGAAAGCCCACTGCAGCCAAATCGTGCAGGCGATGCTGGACGTCATGAGCGGTCTGGAAGCCGGCACCGCGCGAGGCAAGGTGCTCGCCGATCGCCGTGTCGGTGAACTTGAGGGGCTGACCCGTCAGTGCATGACAGCGATGAAGACGCTGCCATGATGGCCAGCAGCCAGGTTCAATTCTGTAAAGTTAACAGCGCGGTCGGGGTCCGCGCCAGATGGCTTAAGTGTCTGAATTATTTGCCCGAACGCCGGAATTCGGCGGAGATTCGCTCGATGATCCGGACATCAGGCGTTGGCCACGGCAGGCGTGCCCGCCAACCGCACGCTAAGTCGTTGATATATATGCGTTCGAACGGTCCTCGAACGCTCGAAACCGCCGCCGTTCGAATATCCGCGCGCCGCCCCATAATCGCCGGCACTCCAATTTTACCTGTCCCGAGCGGATCCCGTCGCGCCGCTGCACCGGCCACGTAAGCCATTGATTTTCCGCCAAAAACCGCCTAAACCCAGCTGATCCCGGATTGTCCCGCTACTCCAAATTTAAGTGTCCCCTAACAGACCTTGCCTTGACCTCGCCCCGTGGCGGGGGACACCATGCGCTGGTTCTCGCCTTGGGGGGCGGCCATGCCTTTCTGTTTGCGGCGCCTTTTGTTCAATGGCCTCCTGGCTCTTGTCGGGTTGCTGGCCGCCTGGCTGGCCGCGCTGCCGGCCCTCGCGGCCAAGCGCCACGCGCTGGTGATCGGCATCGACCATTACGCCCGTATCACACCGCTCAGAAATGCTGTCGCCGATGCGGAGGCCGTGGCGGCGCTCGCGCGCCGACTCGGCTTTACGCTGATCGGAGGCGGGCCGCTGGTGTCGGGCGGCAGCGCGGCGCCGGACCGCCGCCTGATCGAGCGGCGGCTCAGGGAGTTGCGCGAGGCGATCGAGCCCGGCGACATCGTGCTGTTTTTCTTTGCCGGGCATGGCGTCTCGATCGACGGGCAGAACTATCTGCTGCCGGTCGATTTCGAACCCCCGTCCGGCAGCCGCGCGCAGAAGCAGGCGATCATCGACGACGCCATCGCTGAAACGCGTGTGATGGAAACGCTGGTCAGGCAGGGCGCGCGGGTCGCACTCGCCGTGTTCGACGCCTGCCGCAACAACCCCCTGCCGGCCGCACAGC